TGTGGTACGGTGTCTGTCCCTATTGGCTTGGTCAGGACGAGGCCGGAAATCACAGATTGTTACGCTGCCGGAAAAGGCGGTGTATGCAGATATGAATCTTACTCCATATGTGAGTGTGATTCCATTGGATCTGTCATCCGCTTGGCAGAATCCTCCGACCGTGGAACAGCTGAGAGCCAAAGCACAGGCTTATGTAGCATCGAATGCGGCATCCGCAGTTCCGGCAAGCATTGATGTGTCCTTCGCTGCACTCTGGCAGACACCGGAGTTTGAGAAGATGGCACAACTGCAGAGACTCCGGCTTTGTGATACGTTGACCATCATTCATAAAAGTCTGGGTGTGCAGAATAAGGCCAAAATCGTGAAGACGGTGTTCAATGTACTTCTGGAGCGATACGATTCTATGACCATCGGAGAGGTGAGAAGTTCCTTAAGTGCGACCATCCAAGCGGCTGCAGATGAGGTGCGAAGTGCTGTTCCGACTACATCCGATATGGAACGTGCCATCCAGAAGGCAACCAATGCTCTGACCGGAGGGCTTGGTGGTCATGTGCTGATCAATACCAACGCCAGTGGCAATCCGAATGAGATCCTTGTCATGGATACCGAGAGCATCAGTACCGCTCAGAAGATTCTACGAATCAATATGAACGGCATTGGATTTTCTTCCACTGGATACAATGGTCGATTCAAGAGTGCATGGACGATGGACGGCAACTTTGTCGCAGATTTCATTACATCAGGCACACTAAATACTACACTGCTCAAAACAGGCAGTATTGCAGGAAAGAATGGTAAGGTTCTCATTGATCTGGATAATGAAACCATCAATCTGAATGGACAGGTCACAGCCAATCGAAACGTGGTCATTACAACCGATGGCAAGATCCAGGCACATGATGGATTATTCTCTGGCACGATTTCCTGTTCTGCAGGAAGCATCGGCGGCTTTGAGATTGATGAGACTAAGCTTTGCTATGGAGATTACATCAACTATACCAACTGGGAGGACCTGTGTGCACCGAAGGGTGGCAAGGGTGATGTATATGTCGGTAGAAAAGGAATCTCTACAGATTCTTATGAATCCGGAGGACATGTGCATATTGTAGCATTGGAAGATGGGCAGATTGCCTTCCGAACAGGTGCGTATGACTGCGGATTCATCGGTGCTTACGGAAGCACGCTGAATGTGGCCTTTCGAGATCAGCAGGGAAGCGATGTTATGATGCTCTATCGTAATGGAGTGTCTTTCCCAGGAGATCTGGTGGTGGATGGAACAAAGAGCCGTGTCGTAGATACCGAGTTTGGCAGGAAACTTATGTACGCTTACGAGATGCCAAGTCCCTACTTCGGAGATCTGGGAGAAGGCATCATCGGTGCTGATGGCCACTGCTTTATCGAGCTTGATCCGGTCTTTCTTCAGACTATTCAGGATCAGCATTATCTTGTATTTTTGCAGTCCTATGGAGAGGATGGCGTATTCGTGAAGGAGCGAAACTATCCTATTTTGTTGTCTGCGGAAGCCCGGGTACTTCCTTTGCATGGGAGGTAAAAGCCAAGCAGAAAGGCTTCGACCAGCTCCGCTTGGATGATCGCTATGCAGACACAGGAACTGGTGAAATTAACTATGCGGCTGATGCAGACAGCCTTCCTCTTCACGAGGATTATGGCAGAACAGCAGCTGATTATATTACAGAACTTGAGGAGGAGCGAATCTTATGAAGAAAGTAACATCCGTCACCATTTGGAATGACAGTGCGGGCAGACGCCTTTCTGTTACCTATAGCGAAATCGATGAAGAGACACACAAGGTGGTCAAGGATAATGCCAGGGAGAACTTCATTCTGATGGATAACACAGAAGTTAAGAAAACAGATTCTGTATTAAAGATTGCGCAGGATATTTTGGATGCGCAGTAAGGAGGTCAAATGAATACACAGCATATCAATATCGATATTGTTCCGGGCGGTATTCCGACCTATGTGAATGTGAGCCAGTACGATGCCGGAACAAGAACACTGGAGATGGAGTTATATTCCAGTCTTGGAAACCTGGTCATTCCGTCTGATGTGACCGCAGGGATTAGAGGCACAAAGCCGGATGGGAATGGGTTCTCATATGATGCCACAATCTCTGGGAACACGGTAACGGCGGATGTTACCAAGCAGATGACTGCCGTTGCCGGAAATGTGATCTGCGAAGTGGTAATCACAGTCGAAGAACTGGAAATCGCATCCGCAAACTTTATTATTTCGGTGGAAAGAGCAGCTCTTGATAAGGATACTTTAAAGTCCGGCTCGGAGATTCGTGAATTAGTAGAAATCTTAGACCGCACTGATGAGATTATAGCGGCAGCCCATACTGTAGATGAAAAGAGTCAGCAGGTGGCAGAGAATACGACCACGGTTGTGGAGTCCAGACAGGTGGTAGAAGAAGCCATGGCCTCCGTCACAGAAAAAGAGCGATGGATTGCCAGAGTAACGACAAGTGCAGACCTCATTGCGCAGCACGCTTTGGAGAAAGCTGGAAATACGGAAAATGAAGTGGCTGAGTTTCAGAACCTGATCGATGCCATGCAGCGTTTGGATAATTCCATGACACTGACTTTGGAAGGAAAGATAGACGGAGCGTATGTAGATTCCGGCTATCTGTATCTGACATCCAATGGCTCTGTCGTTGCCGGCCCTCTTGGTCCGTTCTCAGGAACTGGTGGAGGTGGTGGTGGCACTTCCGGTGGAAATAATGCCTCTCTTACTGTAACCAATACCACCGGATGGCTTTCAAAAACCATCGCTTCCGGCGCAAGCTGTAACATCAAAGTACAGTGGTCTTCTGTGGAGGATGAGATGGCAACCGGAAACGGTGTGATGAAGATTACAGTCAATGGTGCCCTTCGAGGAATGCTCGATATCATTCAGGGTGAAGTCACGGTGGACCTTGCACCGTATCTGGCCGTTGGTTCAAATGTGGTGAAGATCACGGTTTCTGATGTCTATGGAAACAGCCGCACCATCAACTATAGTGTGACTTCCATTGCACTTTCCATCAGTTCTCCGTTTGATGCCAATGTCGCTTATCAGGGACCGATTTCGTTCCCATATGTTCCGACCGGAAATGTATCAAAGACCATTCATTTTAAGTTGGATGGAAGAGAGGTGGGCAATACAGTTACTTCGGTATCCGGCAGACAGATGACGTACACCTTTTCGGATCAGAAGCATGGTGCTCATACCATCAGCTGTTATTTTGAAGCAGAAATCAATGGAGAGATGGTACGAAGCAATGAACTGTATTTTGAGGTGGTATGCTTGGAAGCACTGGTAGAGGATGCGGTTATTGTCAGCTCCTTCCATGAAACAGAGGTCGATCAGTATACTTCCGTGCCAATTGATTTCATTGTTTACGATCCGACATCACTGCAGGCAGATGTGGTCATCAGCATCAATGGACAGGTGATGTCCAGACAGAGCGTAGACAGAACACAGCATTCCTATACGTACCGTGCTAATGAGGTCAGAGAGACCACTTTCACCATCACCTGCGGCGAGGTCAGCAAGACACTTACATTCGAAGTCAAGGAATCGGAAATCCATGTAGAAGCAGAAACCGAGGAATTGAAACTGTATCTTTCTGCAGCAGGACGCTCCAATAATGAAGGATATCCGGGGACTTGGGTATACGATGATATCTCAGCAGTGTTTACCGGATTTAACTATACTTCCGATGGATGGCAGAAGGATGAAGACGGCATTGATGTTCTTCGTGTGTCCGGTGATGCAAGGCTGACAATTCCGTATCAGATTTTTGCACAGGACTTCCGTTCGACTGGTAAGACCATCGAGTTGGAGTTTGCCACAAGAAATGTACTGGATTATGATGCAGAGATCTTATCCTGTATGTCGGAGAATCGTGGACTGAAGCTGACCGCACAGAAAGCTACCATGAAATCAGAACAGTCAGAAACCTTTGTACAGTATAAGGAAGAGGAACATGTCCGAGTATCCTTTGTCGTGGAGAAGCGTTCCGAGAACAGACTTCTGTACTGCTATATCAACGGCATTATGTCCGGTGTGGTTCAGTATCCGACAGACGATGACTTTTCACAGAGAAATCCGGTTGATATCACCATTGGTTCCAATGATTGTACGCTGGATCTTTATGCCATCCGTGTTTATGACCAGAACCTGACCAGACATCAGGTACTGACGAACTGGATCGCAGATACGCAGATCGGCGCACAGATGATTGAACGTTACAAACGTAATAACATCTATGACGCCTACGGCAATGTGGTCATTGCACAGCTTCCGAGTGACCTTCCATACCTGGTTCTGGAAGGGGAAGAACTGCCACAGTACAAGGGGGATAAGAAAACCATGTCCGGCTCTTATACCGATCCGGTGTATGGCACGAGGTCATTCACATTTACCGGAGCACAGGTGGATGTGCAGGGTACGTCTTCTCAGTACTATGCGAGGAAGAATTATAAGATTAAGTTCAAGAATGGCTTTCTGATGTCAAGCGGCAATCAGGTAGATGGATACCCACTTCGTACCGGAGCAATTCCAACGGCAACTTTTACGTTTAAAGCAGACGTTGCTTCCTCGGAGGGGGCTAACAACGTGGAATTGGCAAGGCTTTATAACGATGCCTGCCCTTATAAAACTCCGCCGCAGAGGGCAGATGAGCGGGTACGTCAAGGTATCGATGGCTTTCCAATTGTCATCTTCTGGAGCAACGGAGATGAGAGCATTTTCCTTGGGAAGTACAATTTTAATAACGACAAGGGCACCGAGGAGGTATTCG